GAAGATAAGGGTGAAACCGAAGAGAAACCGGTAAAAAAACCAGAGTCCAAAAAAGAAAAAGCGGCTAAAAAAATAGTTAAAAAGATGGGTGATAAAGGTAAATATGATTCACAAAATCAATTGAAAACACTTATTGTAATGCAGGTGTTAGGTAACACTAAATCGTTTTTTGAATCACAGAAACAGCTAAATGACAGAGTAGGATTTTTCACAGATAAGACTTTGCCAGACGCTGTTATATCTGATAATGATATAGCAAGTTATTTTCTGTTTGCAGGAAGTGATGGTCTAATGGATGAAATGGTAATGCAACAATGGCAGAAGTAGAAGTAGGTGGTATTAAATTTAGAGGTGGCAAAATCTTTGTCATTCTTACAGCGCTGACCACAGCAGGTGGTGCTTTATGGGGTGGCTTTGAATTTTACAAGGATTACCTCACGATGAAAGAACAGATTCAAGAATATGTTGCGCCAGACTTATCAGACTTTGATAAAAGAATTGATTTAACAAAAGAAGAGTTGAATAGTAAAACAGATATCATACAAACAGAAGTAAACATGATTATGCAAGAAATGGAAATGATCATGTCTGAAATAAGATTAGTGTCAGATGTTGCAAACGAATTAAAAAATGATTTACGTCAAGATGTTAGACGTATCGAAAAAGTTGTTAATGATGTAGAGCAAATGGTTAAAGAAGATTCGAGAGAAACCAACTCGGAGTTAAGAGATACCACGAGGGACATGAAGGAAGACATGGAATTATTGTCGGGTAAGTTGGAGCAAGCCATGACTGAATTGGAAGAAAAAGTGGATAAGCAAATAAAAAAAGCTTTAGAAAACCCCCTAAATTCGATGAAATAAGACTTTTATGAGTCAACATACTACAGAAAAAGATTTTTGCTCTCACGGTCAAAAAAACAAGGTTTATATTGATTTCGCCTAAAGTAAAGAAAATAATTAAGGAAGAAATTAGAAGTTGGTCAAAACACTACTTAGAGGTGCGTAATAAGCACTTAAATGGTCTACCAGCGTGTCCTTTCGCACGAAAATCGTGGGCGCAGAATAAAGTTGACATACAAGTACGGAACACGGACCAGGGATACACCAGAGATTTACACAAGCGTGTGAAAAAAATAAACTTTGACAAAAAAGAGTTGTTAATATTTTGTGATATAAATTTTAAAGAGTACAGTCTTAACAAGTTTCAAAGTATTATTGATAACTTTAATAATCGTTACAACAAAAAAGACATTTATTTTATGGGATTTCACCCATACAACCCACCAAACAGGGAAGAGCAAGAGTTTCTATTAGATCCTACAGGTGATATGTCGGACTTACCAGAATCAAAGATTGAGTTTTCTATGATGCTGATACAAAAGTTCTCGCAATTATATGAAGCTTCTGATAGATTACACCGAATGGGTTACTATAAAGAGTGGCCCACGGATTACTACCATGAGGTAGTGTCGTCTAGACAACAACAATTTGAAAAACTTTTTAAAGGAGAAAAATATGCCGGGCAAAAAGAAAAGCGTTAACATGATGCGTGGTGGTGGAATGACCAAAATGCGTGGTGGTGGAATGACACCTGCTATGAAACGTGGCGGTGGAATGATGGCTAAGAAAAAGAACGCTAAGAAAAAAACTAAAAAGAAAGCCAAAAAAAAATAAAAACTAGAGGTGGTTAAATCAACCACCTCTTTAAATCTTCACCTAAAACTTTCGTCGCGAGATTTATTTTACCTCGTAAATTTTTTACAATAAACTCATCAACTGTGCCCTCAGATATTAAATCAATATAAGTTACTTTATGTTTCTGACTTATTCTGTGTGCCCTGTCTTCTGATTGCAAACGTATTTCTAAATCATAGCTATTGCTGTAATACACAACAGTATGACTAGCAGTAAGAGTAAGACCATACCCTCCGGTTCTAGGGTTGCCAACAAAGAATCGTAGATCGCTGTCTCTATCTTGGAAGCGAGAAACAATATCTTGGCGATCGCCATCAGCAGTATCACCAAAAAAAGTTTCCACACTTTGTTCCCCGAATTTTGACTTGAGAGTATTACCAATTTGAATAATATCATGCCTGTATACCGCCCAAATAATGACTTTTCCATCTATCTCCTCCAATATATTTAATAATTCGTTTAGTCTATTGTTTTTCAATGACTTTACTTCTCCATCATCTGTAGCCAAATGACCACAAGTTATTTGATGTAATCTTATTAATTGTGCCAATGCACTAGCAGCACTAGTTTGCTTGCCTTCTAGCTCTGTTAGAGCATGCTTTTTCATTTCTGTGTAAGCTTTTAACTGCTCTGGTGTCAAAGAAACTATTCGTTTCATGTAAACTTTTTCTGGTAAATCCAAACAATCCTCCTTCAATACACGGTATGAAAACTTATTAAGTTTACTATTGAGTTCATCTAATCTAATATAACCTGTAACAAGTTTAAAACTGTGACTACCTACGTTACGATCAACCATCAAAGCGTAGCGATTTTTAAATGAATAATAAGAACTAAAATCTAGATAAAACGGATCGAGAAAATAACATTGCGTATACAAATCTAATGGGCTTTTTGTTACTGGTGATCCTGTTAATATTCTTCTGTACTTTGCGTATGTTCTTAACTTTAAAACATTTTTTGTTCTTGATGCTGTTGGCGATTTTATTGTTGTTGATTCATCTATAGCCATTAAAGTTTGATGTGCTAAAAGAAATTTTTGAGCAATTATCATACCTTTCTTTGTGCTAAACGCCTCTATGTTCATTAAAAATATTGTAAGTTGTTCATCGTGTTTAAATAGTTTTCTGTTTTCTTCTTGTTGTTTTTTTGTAGTAACAGGCGACCAGGTAACAATATTATACACAACATGCTCTGGCATATGTGTTGGTATTTCTTGACGCTCCCAATTTCTGTACACACCTTTTGGTGCTATTATCAACGCGGCGTTAATCTTACCTCTATCATAAAGCATAGCTATATTATCAACTAATACCTTAGATTTACCCGTGCCCATCTCCATAAACAAAGCAAAATTTTCTTTGTTATGGCTAGCACCTAATGCATGCAACTGATGCTCGTACGGCTCTGTTTTAAATTTGTAATCCATTCTATAATTCTAATTGCAATTTATACTTGCAAAATAATTTGTCAATGTGTATATGGGATAAAAAAGGAGAAAGAATGGTAAAGGATGTCGTTGACATAAACTTTTTGACCAAACCACTTATGAGTGGAAAAGTTTTTGTAGTGCAAGAAGTTTCTGGTAGAAACATTTTGAGTGCAGAAAAATATGGAGAGCTTGAATTACTATTACCTAATAATTCTCAAATAGTTTTAAGTTCTGGACCAACAGTCAGAAGGTTAAATCAAAAGCTAAAAAACTTTAGTGATGATGATTATTTGTTGCTAATGGGCGATCCTTCTGCTATTGGAATAGCATGTGCTATTGCTTCTTCTAATAATAGAGGGCGCTTTAAGTGCTTGAAATGGGATAAAAGAGAATTTAGGTATTATCCTGTACAAATAAACCTATACGAGAAAGGACAAATAGATGACTAGTTTAGGGTTAATTGATGAAATGGAAAGTGATGTATCATCACCTACCATTGGTGACAACTCTTTAAAAGAGATGTCAGAGTTATGTGCAGAACAAGTACAGCTCGAAGGTGAGTTAGCAGAATTAGAAGAACAACTGAAAGCGAAAGCGAAAGCTATTCGTAAATTATCAGAAGAAATTATTCCTGCTAAAATGGCTGAGTTAGGATTAGAAAGTGTAACACTATCAGATGGTTCCGCTGTAAAAGTGAAACAGAAAGTGCAAGCTTCTATTCCTGTAAGATATCGTGAAGATGCTTTTAAGTGGCTTCGTGATAACGGACATGGTGATTTGATTAAGAATCAAGTATCAGCAGTGTTCGGTAAAGGTGAGGATGTCAGAGCTAATGAGTTTATTAATAGTGTAAATCAGTTAGGTTATGAACCTCAACAAAAGTTATGGGTAGAACCTATGACTTTAAAAGCTTTTGTTCGTGAGCAAATTGCTGATGGTGTTGAAATACCCATGGACAAATTCGGAGTCTTTGTTGGCGCCGAAACTAAAATAACTAAAAAATAAAAGGAGAAACTATGGCAAACACAAATGTTGCTAAGAAAGTAGAGACTAAAGTAGTCGGAAAGGTGTTGAGTCTTGATATGATGGAATCTGATGCGCATAGCGGATTAGAAAACATACAGCAAGACGATTTAGCTACACCAAGATTAAAAGTCTTGATGGCTTTGTCGCCAGAAGTGCAGGATGAAAGCGTACCAAATGCTAAACCTGGCTTAATTTATAACACTGTTACAAATGAATTGTACGATGGTGCAAAGGGTATACGAGTTTTACCTTGTGCGTATCAAAGACAATACGTTGAATGGGCAGATAGAGGACAAGGAACGGGTGCACCGATCAATGTCTATGAATCTACAAGTGACATACTTACTAAAACTACTAGAGACGAAAATAGAAAAGATCGACTAGAAAATGGTAACTATGTAGAGACTTGTGGTAATCATTTTATTCTACTTGTTAATGACGATGGCGATTCATCACCAGCAGTTATTACCATGAAATCTACGCAGTTAAAGAAAAGTAGAAAGTGGAATTCTATGATGTTAAACGTTAAGTTAAAAGGTAAGAGTGGTTTGTTTACTCCACCATCTTACAGCCACTTCTACAGATTAAAAGCTGTAAAAGAAAAAAATGACAAAGGTAATTGGCATGGCTGGGAAGTTAGTAGAGAAGAACAAGTTACTGATGCTAATCTTTATCAGATCGCTAAAAGTTTTGCTGAAAGTGTAAACAAAGGTGAGCGTAGCGTTAAGTATGAAGAAGAAGTAACTAAGACCGACGTACCATTTTAATCTTGGGGGCGCATGCGCCCCTTTTTTTATTATAATTTATGGAAGATAGAGTTAAGAAATTTAAGAATATATTTTACGGTTTAGACAGAGCCTATGGTCAATTTAAAAGTGATGGGGGCATGGAAAATGGAAAAGCGTCTGGTAAAGCTTTTATATTAAAACAACCTGTAACAGATCAACTATGGATAGATCACATAGAAGGTAAAGATCCTAGTCTTGGTATTATACCAATACGTGATGATTCTACATGCATATGGGGTTGTATAGATGTAGATACGTATCCATTAGACTACGGCGTT